TGGGGAATAGGATCCGCATCCCAAGCGGCCCTGGCGTAAGCCTGCGGTAATTCAGAATGTCCTTACCCAATTTTGGTGGATCTGGAATTGACGGCAAGCCAGAGGATAACTTTGGAGGGCCAGAGCCAGAGTACGTGCCAAGGACAAGACGCGAGGCTAGTGCGCTCGAGCAGGAGCAGAAGGGGAAAATTAGGGAAGCCACAAGGGCGTATAACTACGGATCAGAACAAGCCCTTGAAGAGGCTGGAATTAAATACAAGACGGACGAGCAAGGATTTGTTACCCCCCGCTATGCGCCAAGCAATGAGTTTGGGAGGACTATTGAGTTTGGGACTTCGGAGTTCCGCGATCCAATTACGGATGAGCAACGGCAAATAGACGAGACAGGAAAGGTAAAGCCAAGGAAGCGACAAAACGTATCCTATCGAGCTGGAGATGCAAATAATCCGAACTACCCAAATCCATCACGGCTATACAGGGTATACGCACGCGAGCAGGACGCTGGCATCGCGGATCCCAACCAACCATTTGCAGCAACCAAGGCAGAAGATATTGGGAGTGCTTTCGACTTGCAGGGAGTTTCAGATCAAGGCATTTCATCGCTGGCCAAGGAGACCGTAAGGAAGAATAGGCAATACGAGCTTGGTTCGGCCAAGTCGGTACTAGACGCAAGAGGTCAGCAGTTGGATGTCGAGTCAGAGACGCTCAAATCCCAGATCGACACCCTTAACCAAACGCCAATCCCAGATTGGCAACCCGATGGCGACAAGATGGATCCAGCCATTGCCTCCGAGGTTGGTGGAAAGGCTGATGCCAAATCCCGACAAGATGCAGCTGCAAGAATCGGGATGTCTAGGGATCAGAAAATTGCAGACTTCAGCTCGCAACTGGCCGAAAAGAATAAGGAACGAATCCGCAATCGCGCCCTTCAGGTTGAGCTTCAGTCCCAGATGTCGCTGGATGAGGGCGAATCGATTTACGACAACCGAGTTCAACAGCTTCTTAAGAATGGGGCGAAACAAGAGGATATTGATAAGGATCCGCTTATCGGAGCAATCCGAGAGGGGCTGACAAACATTCAGAAGCCTGTTCTGCCCTTGTCAGAGGTTTTCAAGGATCCGGCATTAACCCCGCAGGCCATCTATGAAACAAGGGCATCCCAACGCGAAAAGGGCAGGATTGAGGCCGAGGGAAGGCTTGCAAAGGAAAAGGCCACAGAATTTCTAAAGCCATTCATTGAGCAAGCAACCGACACGTCCATCAGCTACACGACTCTAGCTGGGCGCAGAAACAGACTTTCATCGGTCTACAACAAACTTTTGGATGACGCCGATGCGTCCGACGCAAAGCAAAAGGGGTCCGGATTAAACCTTAGAGCGCAAGCGGCTGGGTACGCTGAGGCCATCGGAGTTCTAGATGACCAGCTTAGCAAGATTGGCAAGCAAGCCACGATTGCCGAGCAAAGCGCAAAGATCCAAGGCGAGTTCGCCAAAGAGAACGAAAAGAGAGTTCAGCAGGAGTTGCAAGGCAGGCTTATAAAACTTGAGCAAGAAACAAAGCAAAAGGTAGAAAAGCTAAAGCAACGCCGAGGACTAGAGGATGGAACCTTTATGGGACCGCCGGCTCCTGGTGATGTGCCTCCGGCCACACCAACGCAAGGGACGCCACCAACTCAGCCTACGACGCCTCAACCACAGCCCGAAAGCCCGACAAGATGGTTCAAAGGTGGTCTCAACAACCTATTCAGCAAAGACACGATGCGACAAACGGCTCGAGGATACTTCGAGCTAAATCAGAAGTTTGCTTCTGGTATTTACCTTTCCGCTGCAAACGCATTAAGACTTCGCGGAAAAGAGGTGCCGATATCGGGAGGTAAGCTCAAGACAGCTGGGGCTGCCTTTGTTGACGCCATGACTACATCGCCATCTATGCCCGCCAAAGTTATGGCGGCCCTAAGCATGGTTGATAGGCAGTTTGGCGGTAAACTTCACAACAGGGCGGCTAAGTTCTTTGAGGAATCTGCAACCGCAGCCAAAGAGAACGAGACGGCAATCCGTGACGAGAAGTTCCTTGGACTTGAGCCAGTAAGCCCAGAGTGGCGCGAAAGCGATGTCGGCCAAGTGGTCAAATCACTAACTGAGCTACCGTTTTACATTGGTACAACAATGATCAATCCGGCTGTCGGATTTATTGCAACATTTGGTACATCTTACGATGATGCAATTCAAAACCAGCTAAACGCGGGTGTGAAGAACCCGGATCATGTTACGGCTTTAGCTGAAGCAATCCCGGTGGCGGCCTTTGAGAGCCTAGGGAATTTGGTCGAATTAGGGCTGGCAAAGTCGTTAGGGAAAAAGTTCATCCAAAACCTTGAGAGCATGACAGCCAGAAGCCTTCGAGGGCTTTTTGCGAGCGCATCCCTGAAGATCGGGGGAGGTGCCGTAACCGAAGGAATGGAAGAAGGCGTCCAGCAATTTTGGTCAAACATGATTGCCAAGCATATCGGCAAATTTGATCCAAATAGACCGCTGGATAAAGACGTTTGGAAGAGCATCTACGTTGCGATGTGGGCTGGTGGAGCCGGAGTTACCGCAATGGGAGGCGGATCTGTTGCCCTGACAGGCGCACAGAATTACCTCAACGAGCGTGGCCTCAAGAAGCAAGCCGACGAAATGAAGGCAGCCACAGAGGATATTCCAGCTAACGGATGGGAGGACTGGGGAAATAAACTTCCAGAGCAAATACTGGATCCTGGGCTTGCCGAAAGCTTTGGCGAAATCGGTGCTGATCTTGACGAGCAGCAAGGGAAATTCCTAGTTGATTTGGCTGACAGCATTAAAGGTGCGCCATTCAGAAGATTGCTAGATCTTGGCAAATCAATTGATGAAAGCCTCATTCAGCCCCCTGCGCTCCAGAGTCGAGCGGCCGGGATCCTGACCGGAGCCAAAAATGAGCAATTGATTGGCGAGGCAAATTTATATGCCGAAAGGGCTAACCTTGCTGCCCTTATGCAGAGTGAGGCGCAACTTCGCCTGCGGGTTGCCAGAGAGCTGGGGGAGCTTCCAACCGACCCCGTGGACGGCGGTCTGGATCAGCAAGCGGCCGGGCTTATCGCGGCCAAGGTTCTGTTTGGATCTAGCGGAGTAACCCAAGAGGAGCTGAAGGCCAAGTACCGAGGGATGCCAATCATCCAGACCGATTCTAACGGCATCCAAGTTCCGTCAGAGTTTGTTAAGCAGGACATTTTCTCAAAAGCACCAACCATGTCCGAACAGCTCAAAGGGTTCTTAACCCGAGTTAATGAGGCGATGGCAAACCAGACGGATGCTGGAGGCGCGAGTGCCGAACCGCCAGAACCACCGAAGCCAGAGCAAGAGCCAACCGGAAAGCCGAGACAAGTAGATAAGGCAAACCTAAAGACACCACGCCAGATTGCGGAAGCCAGCGCCAGGACAGGATCCCCAGCCTTAATGGCAAGACTAGAGGGCACGACTCCGGACGAGAGATGGGCATCGGCAGAATCAAAGATTAAAAATCTAGTCACCGCCATCGGATCGAAGGGGCTGGATGTGAGGTTTGTGTCCGATGGGGCAGCATCTTCCGCAGCTTTTGAGGCAGACAATAAAACCCTCCGTATCAGCCTTAACAAAGAGTCGTTCATGGATATGGAGAACACGGATCCGGAAGCAAACAACCGGTATGTCAGAGAGGAGATAGCCCACCTTGGGGATATTGCAGAGGGGGCATTAGACGCAAAAAGGCAGGGCAAGGATAATTACCGCCAACATTGGGAACAGCAACGTGCAAACATGCTTTCAAGAATCTTTACTGTTGCAAAGCAGGATAAAGCCGTTGAGCAATCCGTTGTAGCGGCCGCCAACCTTTATTTGCCTAAGGTGCAAAGAATCATGAAGGCATCTGAGATGCGAATGGGCGCGAATCGAGCCGCTACTGATGATGCCTTGGTTCGTGGAGCTGTTAAGCCTCAATTCAAAACAGTGTCCGATATTCAGCAGTACATGATCCGCGTTGGAATGTCTGGAGAGAGGGGAGTCCGAGCTATGCCATTATTCATGGCCGAGATGCTCAGAATGTTAAAGACCTATGGTCAGCCACAAACGGAGGCAAGAAACTTTCTTCAAACTGCAGCCAAAATAAGCGGAGGATCTAGGACAGTCATAAAAGTAATATCCGATTACCTCCGAAAAGTATACAAAGCGCTGTTTTCAATTAAGGATAGCCTGGTCAAAGCCGACCCTCAGTTGGCTGAAGACTTAAGCAATTTGTTGTCTGAGATAGACGATGTTCTCTCCGATTCGCCCAGCCAACCACGGCCAGAAGTGGCTCAACGTAGCCCAAATGTGCCACAAGCCCCAGAGGCCAAGCCCCGCGCTCCGCCAGAAACAGGAGGTGAAAATGTCCCGCAAGCCCCAGAAACGCCAGAAATTGTCCCGCCCCAAAATGAAGGTGAACCGCCGGTTATCGGCCAAACTCCTGAAGGGGGTCAAACAGTTGGAACTATTGCACCGCCAGAGCAACCGAGAGTAAAAATTGTCCCAAAGAGAACCGACACAGATCTAAGGGCCATTCCGTCGGGCCAAGTTGTTGATTTCCCAGTCAATAAGATCGTTGTTAATGACAAGATCCAGCAGTTCAAGAAGAAGGCCAAGAAGGATTCTGGAGTAGTAAAAGCTCTAACTGGAGAATACCAAGCAACTCCGAAGAACCCGATTGTTATCTGGCAAAGGAACGACGGCGTATTTGAGGTGATCACCGGCCGACATCGGTTGGATCTCGCCAAGCGGAACAATATGACAACAGTTCCAGCCCAAATCGTCAAAGAATCAGAGGGCTGGACGCAAGAGAAAGCTGAAACATTTGATGCCGAGGCCAACATTCGAGACGGCCAAGGCGACCTAGAGGACTTTGCCTACTATTTTAGAAAGTCTGGAATCACCCAGCAAGACGCCGAAGCAAAGGGTCTTTTGCGAGATGACGGCAAGGGTAAGGCTGGATTCTTGATCGCTAACGATGCGACTGAAGACGTTTATGCAGGGCTAATGGCCGGAAAGATCGAAGCCGGAATGGCGGTTATCATCGCCTCTGGCGCACCGAAGTCCGGTGGGGCCGTCAATGAATCGATCCAGAGGGCTGCCTTAAATTACGTTAACTCAGAAAGAGTCACCCAGCAGGATGTTCGCAACTTTATCTCTGGAATGATCGCAACCTTCGCTGATAAGGGGCCAACCGAGACGCAATCAGACTTGTTCGGCAACGATGACTCAGCTTTGGAGCTGATGAAGCAACGCTCCAAGAAGGCCTCAAAAATCCAGAAGGATATTCGGCAGAAGCTGAACGCAATGTTGAATTTCAAGAAGCTGAGTCGTGAAGGACAAGCTCAAGCTTTGCAGGATGTAGGCGTGACCATAGCTGCGGGGGAAGATTCCGTGGCCAAGGTAAATCAGAAAATAACAGATTTGCAGGCTGATCTCGCCTCTTGGGAGAGGTGGGCTACGGATCCAGCAAAAGTAAGCCAAATCGATCAAATGCCTGATATTAAGGCACAAAGGATCGATATTCAGTCTCAACGAATTGACCAAAACCAAGAAGGAGGCGTAGAATCTAATCGTGAAGAAAGAACTCAGCCCGGAACAAGTGAAGGAATACAGCCAGATGGCAGCGGAGGAGGCATATCCACGACTGGTGAAGTGGCAGCGGGACAACCCGGACAGCTTCAGAATGTGGAAGACGGACGCGGACGCACTTTACCAGGATCCGTGGATCAACGACCTGACAGAGGATCCGGAGAGAACCAAGGATTGGCTGACAACACTGTTTCGGCAGGCGTGCGGGGCGGTGGAGGGCCACAACCAAATCTTGGCGCTATTCGAACGCTCCAAAGGAGAGGATCGGGAGTCGAAGCTGGGCGAGCTTCTGGCGTCAATGACGCTGAACGAGTTTTAGGCGAGGGCCTAGAAACCCAGATCCCTTGGGTTCCAGTAATTCAGGGTAACGGAGTCAGCCTAAAAACATTTGCTCCAGTTGGTATTGCGGACGAGATCCGAAGAAATCTTGAGAGAATTGACCGCGAGCGTGGCGGACTTGAGAACTATGTATCGAAGGCATTAGGCTTTGACAATGTTTCAGAACTCTACCGAGTCGTAAATCCAAAGGCCGGATCCAGATTCAATAAAGAGCAAGTAGAGACAATTGCGGCCGCGCTTGACCGGATGGATTCGGGCAAAGCCAACATCATTGGGCATGAGATGGGCATAGGGAAAGGTCGGATCTGTGCTGCCTTGCTGTACGCAGCTTATTTACGCGGGCAAATCCCAATCTTTTTCACGGCCAACTCGAGAACCCTATACCCAACCCTAATGGATGACTTTAGGGATCTTGGATTCAAGATGGATCCATTTATTACCGACCAAGACTTCGAGTCGGTGATGGGAGATGGAAATGTTCTGACAAACAAAGGCAAGAACCCGAAGGCATTGTTCGAATCAATAACGGCAAGCAAGAAATTGCCGGCTGGCAAGACGATGGTGATGACCACATGGGAGCAAGCACGACTCAAGGATGTGAATGCTGTCCTTAACGCTCTGGCTCCAAATGCAGTATTCGTCATCGACGAGGCTCACAAGGGAACTGGTGACTCGCTTTCATCGGAAGTAGCTCGAGGAATTCTAAAGAAAGCCAAGGGAGTGGCGTTCTCAAGCGGAACGGCCATCAAGAACCTTGAGGCGATGCGCCTTTATTTCCCATTCACTTCAGTCAATCGGGCTGTTCCGTCCGTCCGCCGGTTGAACCAGCTTCTCAAGAAGTTTGCCAATCCTTTGCTCGAGCTGATGAATCGAGGACTTGTCTCTGCGGGTGAATACATCCGTTACCAGAGAGGTTTGACCCATGATGGTCTTCCAGTCCCATTTACCCCATTGGCTCTCCGTACCGGCCCCCAAGTGGTAGAGGTAAACGAGACCGCAAACGAAATCGCTGGCGAATTAAAGCAGATCCAAGCGGGGCCGTTCATGAAGCAGTTGCGGGCGGTGCTACAGCCTTTGGCGAAAACCAAGGCCGCTGCAATGATCGAGGACAAGCCAGAGCTGGCCGAAACCCTGACAATCAAGGTCGAGCCTTACCCCATGAAGTCGCAATTCCACAACATTGCAAACATCATGGTTCTGGCATCAAAGATCCCAGAGATTTCAAAGCAGATTAAAACCCTGGTCGACCAAGGCAAGAAGGTGTTTGTCGCTTCGGACGCAACCGGAGAAGCAGCAGTACAAGAGTTGCTTGACGATGTTTCGCTGGAAACCGATCCAAGGAATGCCTCATTTGCGGATGCCCTTGCCCGATACACCGACAAGCTGAGGTATGTAACTATCACGGCAAAGGTCGGCCCCAAGGGAAGACAGCAGACCTTGTTCCGCCAAAAGCTTGATCTGAACAGGGCGCAGGAAGAATACCCAGAGGCAGTAGAGAGAGCGCAACAAGTGCTTCAGCAGATCTCGGATGCCAAGAGCATGATTGAGTCCTCAAGGGATGTTCTCGGTCGGTTAGGTATCTCGCCAATGGATACACTTCGGCAACAGCTGGAGTCCGTGCAGATCCCCAGCGTCGAGATCTCCGGCCGGTCGGCCACGGTTATGCCCGATGGAACCCGCGAAAAACGGACAGAGCTAGACCAAGACCGGATGGCATCACTTTCTATGTTTAACAACATGGATGATATGAACGTAATTTCAGTTTCACGCTCTGGCTCAACTGGAATCAATGCCCATAATTCCCCCAAATTTTCCTCGCAAAAAGATCGAGTTTTCTATCTTTTACAGCCATCTCCGAACGTGGTTGATACAGTTCAAGTAGCGTTCCGCGTGAATCGAACCGGACAGCTGACGGCTCCTCACCTCTACATGGCGTATGCAGAGGAGTTGCCCGCCGAGAAACGGATCATGGCCTTAACGGCCAAGAAGATGTCAAAACTCGGAGCTTCAAGCACCGGAGGTCAACGGCTGGATATGTCGGAAACCTTCGGAGAGGACATGCACAACGCTTACGGAGACCTCGCAATTGCCAATGTTTTGGCAAGGGACGAAACGTTCCGACAAGAGTTCCAGACTAGGCATAACGAGTACTTCCCGGGATCCAACGAAGAGGAGATCCGAGCGAACCTAATGAAGGGATCTGGCAACGGAGATGTGTTCAGAAGGTTTGAACACATGCTCATCATTATGCCTCTGGACATCTACTCCCAAATTTCTGAGCAAGTACGCGACGAGTACAACGAGATCGTTGAAACAGAGAAGATGGCTGGACGCTACAACCTCACGTCCGAAAAGATGGACTACAAGGCCGTGCTAGTGGATGACATGCCTGGAATGGCTCCATACAGCCCCCGCAAGGAGGGTGAGCCAGACATCGGGACAGCCCAGCCCACGCAACTCCGCAGATACAGATTTACCAACCCAACACCACCGCCCACATCCGAACAGCTGGTCAAGGACATTGACAAGGTGAAGGCCGAAACAGCTCAACTCGTCCAGAAATACAATGAATCAGCAGAAAAATATCTAAGTGACCGAGTTAATTTCATTAACAGCAGATCCCGCCTTGATCCAAATGCAAAGAATCTCCTTATTCAGGCTATCACCAGAAAGATGGCGGTAGCCCAAACGGCGGTGGCGGATGCGGCTGAAAAGGTTGGCGGAAGCTACTGGTATCACATTAACGATACCCAAGTTCCAGTATTCGTTACCGGCTTGAGGCTTAACACTAAGTATCCGCATGTAGTCGCTTCCCAGCGGTTGCTAATCCAAAGCGCAGGATTCAACCATCTAATGCCAGTTCCGCTTTCCGCCAACCCGCTATCACGGCTGGCATCGGCTCGGGCTGCTTTCAATAACAACCCGCTTGAGCAAGAGGAGCTTGGCGTTGAAATGCCACTTCTGGATGTCAGCCCAACCGGCCAAGACGCTGAAGCGGCGTTCTATCGCTCATTCAAGCAGACGGAATCTTATGCAGCTGCAAAAGCTTGGGAGAACCATCCGTTCGGGCTTCGCGAGAAATATATGAGCTTTGCTATGGATAGGGCTGGATATCGACCAGGATTCTTCCGTGTTAACCGCAAATTCTCAGACGGAAAGACGCTGAATGGTCTTTATTATGACGGAAACACGATTATCGAGATGTCGCCTGTGCGTACCCGAGAGATTCTTTCCTTTGTATCTGAAAGGACTGAAACCGCCCAAACCGAGAAAGACGTAATCGACGCATTTGCCGAAGCGTTGGACGTAACGCAGGACATCGACACAATGACCGATGAGGGCGCGGTAGCAACGGATGAAGGGCAAAAAGATTTTGTAAACAAGATGAACAACCGCCGGCGCAACCAAGTTGTAGCCGACGCGTATGACCGCGAGCGACAGAAGGCAATGCAACAAGATCACTTCGTCATCGTTGGCAATCCATTGGTGGCCGCCGATATGTCCACAAGGCTGTTTGGTCAGCAGTTGAATCACCGAGTCATGCGGTTCACTAACCAAGACGGAAGCGAGACAACTGGTATTGTTGTTCCTAGCCAAGCCGAATTCAGTCAGCTCAAGAAGCTTTCAAATGTGCTGAATGTCAGGGAGACAATCCAGCGTTCTGACGCCGAGAAGGTCTTGGATTACTTGAATAGCACAATCACAAGACACCATAACGCAACGGAAGTCGTATTTACGGACGGGGCGACAATTTCTTACGCAACCACAGAGGCAACGGCCATCGAGACCCCGCATTCGCTCAAATCGATAATTCCGATCAGCAGTTTAGCGGAAAGCCAGCTGGCCGATCTGTCCGTTATGGAGGAGGCCGGAGTACCGGATGAGGTAAGGGCAGAGATTGAGAAGCTAGTTCCAGGAGCAAAGGTGTCAGCCGAAGGGCCATATATTGCAGTTTCAATGGGTGGTTTTGATGCTGGAAATTATATCGCTCGGCGCATGAAGTCGCGAAGCATTCCAGATCAAAATGCGGGACAGCGATACTTTTACGCAGATCCAAAGAAGGGGGGCGAAGTCTTTGGGCCAGTCGGCCTCGCAGCATTGAACCAAGATTACATGATGAGCCGAATCAGCGAGGACACCCTTGTGTACCCAGAGGATCCAAGCATGCCGAAAGACTGGAATCCCGGAACCCCATCACTTACGGACGGAACCTCCGAGTGGATGCCATACGCAGATGTTGCAAAGAGCAAAGCAGTCGAATCTCCTGCCGGATCTGCAATCGAGGGTTACGCCTATTCCGGCCCACGTTCGGTTCAGATTAACGCCCAGCGGATTGGGGATGAAATTACCCCAGAGATCTGGAACTACTACCGGATCGCTACTCAGCAGACCACTGACTCAGATGGTAACGTGGGGCCGTCGCCGGCAGTTCGAATGGTTCTGCGGATGTTCCCCAATATGGATGCCTCGTATGTAGAGGATTCGGCCGTTTCTGGGGTTCTGAAGGCCGTCAAGGCGCTTGCCGTAATGAGGACGCAGGATCCGGGCAAGTTCGCCGAAATGGAAGGATCCGCAGCTCCCGAAGGCGGAATACCCAAAAAGGTGTTCTCGTACATGGTCGAAGCCGCCAAAAACAGCGTCCTTACGTCCTATCAGAAGTTTGGGCAGTACGAAGTTGACCCACCCGAGCAACAAGGAATGCAGATGCTTGAGGACGAGGAGACGGTGGCCGAGCTTCTTGTCGGAAGGGCAACGGCAGTAAGTGAAGATGAGGGGCCGGACATTGTTACGCCTAAGGACGTAGAGGAGACCGAGTTTACCAAGGCACTTAGAAGTGACATGGAGGCCGCATTCCAGACTATTGATCCGCGCTTGGCTCAAGTGTTTGTAGCTCACAACCGAGGAATGACATTTGAGGCAATTGCAGATGAATTTGGGTTGCCATCGATTATTGGAGAGGACGGCAAACAGCGTCCAAACAAGCAGATGGCCCAGCGTATGTACGATGATGCGCTTCGAGCCTTACAAGACTTTGCCGGTGACAACAGCTTGTTCGCAACCAACTCGAAGCCCCAAAAGCCTGTAAGTAAGGCCTTACGGCTTGCGATGGAAGCAGGGCTAATTCGACCCATGTCGATCAATGCACAGAGGATTTATACCACCAATTCTGAGGAAGATGGCGAAACAGCGAACCTTGTTCGGCAGTTCCGCAACACCCAGCTTGGGCAGGCCATTATGGCCCTTCGCTCCGGACCGCAACCAGCTGGCAACCTCATCCGCGGGATCGCAGAGCCAGCAAATGAAAACAATAAAGCGATCCAAGCCTACTATCGGTTGCTTAGCCAAGCCTTGGTCAAGGGGATTGAAGCCAACCCATCGTCATTCCTTGGTAGGGCAGCAAATACCGACGTGGTAATTGATGAATCGATCCCGACATCCCATTTCTCATCGATCAAGATGGATCCGTTTACGATGGGCATTATCCGGCTTCATCCTGGTCAATTGAGTCCAAGGGTAATTCTGCATGAATTCGTCCACTCCTTTACCGCTCAACTTATTGGGAGCGAAATCGTTAAGAATTTCCAGCCTCGGCGCGGAGAGATGTCCGGATCGAAGTATCGCGAGGCATTAACCACTTACGCAAACAAGCAACCCCTAGATGCCGATAATCCTACTGGAGCAATCCCAGCCATGCAGAGCCTTGTGAAGGCATATCTTGGGGCATTGAAGTATGCCAAAGACGATGCTGGTCAACCCATTGAGAACGCAATCTTCGGATCGGGCCTAACAGCCAGCTTCTCAATCACGCTACCGATGCACCGAGCAAGCTATGCCGGCGGATTACACATGTCGGCCCACATTGATGCCTCAAACTCAAAGGCTATCTATGAACACTTTACCGGACTTGGGCTTGAAGGTAAGGCTGGAGTGCCGAATGACACTTTGGATGCCTACGTAAACAAGAACGGGGCGACCAACGACTTCTTTATCTCTAGTCCGGCCGGATCCCTAGCTGGTTTAGAAGTTGAGGCGGACGGAAAGCTGATTCTTACCCCTTCTGGGCTAGAGAAGCTAAGGACTCAAAACATAGCCCCTTCGGCATATTCGACTTACACAATACGCTCAACGAAGCCTGTGTTTAAGCAGAGGATTCTGGGTGTTGTTGGAGATCCCGGCAAGAAGGCGATGTCGATTCTGTATGGGTTTAAGAACATTGACGAGTTTTCCGCTGAAACAATGAGCAACCCTTCCTTTGTGGGAATGATTGCCAACTTGGATGTCCCGAAAGGGCTAACCAAAACTCCCCACGACTACCTAGTGGAGTGGTTCGACCAGCTTGAGTCAGACCTATTGAACCTAAAGGGCGGAATGAAGGGAGCCGTGAGGAACATGGCCGCCGGAACCCTAGTAGGATCAACGGCCGGATCCTTGATGGACATCGGATCCATCAAAATTACCGATTATCAGACAATTGTTGGGAATCGTGATTCAGCCGCAAGGTCGGAACCGACCACCCAACAAGGCCAGCTCTTTGCCCAAAGGATCGGCGGAGACAAGCTGGAGGATAAGATTTCTAATACTATTCAAGCGATGCCAAGGGGTGGCCTAATCACTACCACTAAAGGGGCATTCTCAATACGGCCGAGGGTTGGTTTGGATGGATGGGTAACAAGGGGCATCGATAACCCAAGAAGGGTAGTCACCAAGACCATATCAGCAGCGGTTGCTGGGTTGCCCGGGATACGCGGGATGGTGCAAGTGGTCAAATCCTACACCCGCGATGACGTAGCCCCTTCGGATGCGGGCGGGGAGAAAAATCCATTGGCCTTGGAATACAAGAGATTGACCGATATCCCGAACCCAACCAAAGAGCAACGCAAGCGGATCTCGGAAATCGAGAAGTTTGCCACGAAATACAAAATGCCAGGAGTTGGGGTTCAGCAATCCTTATTTGATACAGAGAAGTACGCTGGATCGCCCAACCGGCCGACGGCATCCAGCCCATCCGTCATCGAGACTCCTCCTGCCAAGTTTATCGCTCCCCAGATGGAGCTTGCCCTTAATGCCCAGCGTATTGAGCCAAGTGGAGCGAAGAAAATCCTTTCTGAAATTAACGAGCTTCGAGCGATGCGTGATTCCGGCCAACCCTATAACGAGAAGCGGTTGCGCCAATTAGAGTTTACCGCCAACCAAACCAAGCTGTCTGGATATCAACCAGAAGGCCAGCTGATGCCAACAGAGACCAGCGTGAACCCCACGACTCAGCCTTTTGCGTTAGAGCAAGAAACTCGGGCAGGGATGGTTCAAGGCAATCTATTCGCCCAAAGGCTTGATTACGACGAGAACGGAAACCCTGTAATTACGCCAAAGCCACTTACCCCAGAAGAGTTGATGTCTATCCGAGCCGATCTCTTGGGCGACCTCGGGAAAGACACCCAAGAAGTAATGGCGATGTATCGCAAGTTGCGAGTCCAGCCATCTGGAACCAAGACGCTCGGTGGAGTTTATCAGAATGGCGAAAATGGCGGTCCGGCAAGAAGCTTGGCAAACCCTGGACAAACCTCCCAACAGAGAGACCTAATCAACGCCATGGACGCCATGCGGTTCCAGCGTGGGCTTGGAATTAAGCAGGATACGGCAGTTGAAGACGCCGCTATTCAAATTCTTTCAACTCCAGAAGGCCGGCTCGGAGTCCAAGAGGCCGTTCTTTCCGGACAGTCTCTAAACACGGAAACAACATTAGCAGCCATGAAGATGGTCGGAGAGATGGCGCAAACGGCAATTACGAGCGGAAACGCAGAGGATCTAGGCAAGGCATACGCAATGACGTACATGTATCGTGAGGCCAGATCCGAAGCGGGTCGCGCTCTACGAATTGGCTATGACAGATTAATGACGCCAGCACAGCGTCACACCGAGTTCCTTATGGCCGTAATGGTTCAGCCCGAGCGGAATAGGATTCTTGACCTCAAGTATTACCCAACCGAAGCCCAAAACCGGAACGACATCAGAAGCCTTCAGGCAACCCTCGAAGACTTGATCAAAGAGAGGAACGGCTTGCTTGATTCTAGGCAAGAGGCGACCAACTCAGAAGAAATGAAGGCTGTCCTTGAGCAGAGGAACGCCGAGATCCAAGCTCTGCAAGGGCAAATCTCAGATTTACAGAATCGCGTGACTCGAGAACAAGTCATGGCCCAAGAGGCGCAGGATAGGTTGGCCGACGTGAATCGCACGCTGGCTGGTCTCGGGACAAATCTAGCGCAGTTGATGAAAGAGTCCGAGCTTTCGGAAATCAGAACAGGACGGCCGGCCACTCAAATGCTCGATCAGGTCAGGCTTTCTCCGAAAGAACGCGAGGCGGTGGAGTTGATCATGATCGGGCATGACCCAGTTTCAGTTTCCAAGCAAACCAAGGTCAAGATGGTGGACATAAAGGGCGCCATGGATGTCATGCGATCCGAAGCCAAGAGAAGGTTTAGCCAGATCGCCCAGAGCGGGATGACCCGCGAGCAACTCCGTAAAGCACTCTTAGAAAACGCAAGAACGGACGCCTCGATGAGGCAGATCATGGCCCAACGTATTCCGGATAATCAGCCATTAGGTGAGGACGAGGCGATGGAAGAGATCTATAACATGCTTGGCCTCACCCTTACACCGACCGGCGAATACAAGTGGGCCGAGCGTAAGGGTAGAAGCAACCTTTTCGATCTGCGGAAACCAGAGCATATCGTGGTGTTGGCTAAAGCCATGCAGGCAGGGAAGCCGACAATAGACGGGACATTATTCGAGGCGTATGTCTCAAGTATTTTCAGTGGAGTCGCAACCCAGCTTGCAAATATGGCGGTCACGCCAGTTTCCCCGATCACAACATCTGTCCATCGTGGATTTCAAGCCATCACTTCGTATCTGCTCGGGCAAGCTGGCATCAATCAAGAAGTAGAGATCGACAGAATTGATGATCGCCAAGTCCCGCTCTTTAGACCAAGCACGGCTTACAAAACAATTTCAGAAGCTATTGGAGGAGCTGGAAGTGAAATTGGATATATCTTAAGGGCAGTCGTTCCGGCGTTTTTCGAGGCTTCAACAATGGCTAAATTGGCTTGGGCAACTGAAGCAGGGTTCTTTGACTATAATGTTTCCGGTGTTCTTGAGGACATTCATGATCCGCAGACAAGGTTTGGAGCATTCCTCCAAAAGTACGGCAGAACAAGAAAGACAAGGATCCCGGGAAAACTCGGCAAAGCTATTCGCGCTCCACTTCGAGGCCTACTTGCAGCCGACGAATTCACCAAGACGTTCAGGGCATACATGTCTGTCGGTGCACACGCATACCGGCTCGGTAAGGCGGCAGGACTTAACGGAGCAGAACTAAGCTCGTTCGTTCAAAAAGAGGTCGGTGGGGCTGGATCAACAAGCTGGATGCTTGCAGCTCGTCGGGCAACCAAGGAGACATTCACATTCCAGCTAAAACCAGAGGGAGGAGATGTTCGCTCAATAGGAGATTTTGCAGCCGAAAACGTGGGGAGGCTGTCAGATGTATACGCAAGCCTTGAGAACGCTGCAACTGCTATGGACAATAACCCTGCATTTATGCCGGCAAGGGCGGTTCTTCGGCTTATTCAGTCCTTCTTGGTTTTAATTAAAAGCCCATTCAACATCTACCGCGAGGGATACTCATACACGCCACCAGCCATACTTAACCTAATCTCAAGGGCTAGAAGGGTTAAGGAGACAGACGTTGATGGCAAGAAAACAAAGTATCTTCCTGTCGCAGAGTACGATGACTTTGTTGAGAGGCTAACAAGCTTTGGCATTGGAACTGCCATACTAGCCGGTCTGTTGACTGGGGCCGCCGAAGGTGATGACGATGACGATAAGAAGATGTTGCTTATTACTGGAACGCCAGATCCGCTTGCTCCAGGTGGGCAACGAGTAACTAGGTTTGGAAACCCCCCATTCAAATTCATTCTACGGGGTGACTGGCTTAAAAGCCTTGGAGTTACTACTGGAGAATATGCGCTCGATTATAGCCGAGTTGAACCAGTTGGAACCGTAGTTTCATCAAATGTAAATATCGCAAGAACAATGAAGGAATCCGTAAGGAACCCAAGTAGGGCTGGATCGTCTGGCGCAAATCTCTTTAAAGACTACTTCTTGGCTCCAGCAACAAGGACATACGGCAAGCAATGGCGCGATATGATCAGCTTGTTTGATTTAGAGGGAAGCGGTTGGCAACGAGTATTAAGAGACAAGCTATCGGCCATAATGTCGCCAAATCTATTCAAGCAACCATTCGGAGGAATTCCGGAATATGAAAAGGACGTTTATAATCCAGATCCATTAGCGCCCGACGCTCTTGCATTTGCCATCCTCCCGGGACTTGGGGATCAGCTTGGAATTCCAGACCGGCGGACATTCGAGGGCATGAAAGTGCCTAACCCAGTTCCGTATAAAGGTGCTGGCCCAGTCGCAAGGTCAGCCGTCAGGTTGTTACCAGGAAGATTCGGTGAGGAATTCGGGAAAACAGGCTTTGAAAGATTCGTAGACAACTATAACCGGCAACACCCAGACAAAAGGTGGAACCCGGATCTTTCTAGGCCTGATCGGTTCTTTGATGACAAGTATCTGCGCCAGAGGGTTGCATTGAGCAGTGGCGACTACGAGATGGTGCTTAAGATTGCAGCCCCCAAAATAAGGGCTTACCTATACGGAAATAGCACTGAAGGCGGGACTTTGTCGCAAAACGATTTATCTGGATATGTTTCCGAAGATCGTAAGGACGTAATCCAAAGGACGATCTCTGGGTTCTATCGAGACGCCAAAAAAGCGGTTGTGGATGCGCGGCACAGAAGAGAGCTCAAAGCTTTACAGTCTAACCCCTCAAAGTAATCGAATTATATGGCTGAAACGCAGATAGATACGCTTTTGGAGAGCGCGGACGCCCTTGAAAAGGCCATAGACCAAGCCAAGCCGCTGGAAGGCGGAGAGGCACTAGGAGGCGGATCCCCAGCTCCCAATAGCTTTTCAACAGCCTATCTGCTTACTGCGGAACAGGAGAAAAACCTTGTCGAGCATGCCATAAGAAGGCTCCGGGAAACCGAAGCCGACATGGGTCGCAACATCACCCGATCTGCCGCTTGGCATAACAATATGTCGGGCGGGATTCCGGCTCATGACACTTTCCTTGGTAGAAGACAGATATTCGAATGGATCTACGAGAATAACGTAAGCTGGCGTCCTTTCACGATGGGCGGAATCTTTGAGCATAGTAACCTCATCGTTCCCTTAACCCGTAGGATTGCCCGTCAAATGATCGCCCGAGCCGTTAAATATTTCCTTGGGACAGACCCTTGGTTCGGAGTTTTGCCAGAGGGATCCTCGGATCGCAACGTGGCTGACCGACTTGAAAAGTATGCCCGCTTCAAGTTTGACCGCTTGAAGATTAAGGATGCCCTTAAGATGGCCATCCAGATTGCGTTTGTCCGTGGTGAATGTGTTGTCAAAACGACCTACACCCAGAAAGATCAGATATTCAAGAAGCTCCTGCGGGTACTGGTGGACGGCCAAGGGAATCCGATTATGGCGGCCGACGGCGATTTCATCACAGAAAACGACCGGTTTGCCCCATCTCAAGACGGCCAAATGGTTCTCCAGAGGGACATGCAAACCCCGCAACCTTTATTCCCAATCTTTATGGAACAATTGGTTACAAGGAAATCCGACATATTTATCGGGCCTGCTGCCGAGCCAGTATACTTTCAAGACTTTCTGTGTCCGCTAAATGCAGCTTCTGTCGATGATGCAGATTTCTGCGCTCATCTTTACGATGCACCAGTAATGGAGCTGGCTGACCTTTACAGGAAAAAGGGAGTCGGATCGGAGGATCCCGATGAAGAGGTTGCCAGAATTCGAAGCGTGATTGAGCAGATTCGGTTGGCTTCAAGCGAAACCGGAAACCCCAAAACAGGGGCAGGGCAGTCTAGGTCAGAACGAGGCGAGGGTCAGGTAGGGGTCAATAATTCATCCCAGGCGTCCCTTGAGGTCGCTGAGTGCTACATTCGCTACGATGCTGACGGCGATGGGATTACCGAAGAAATCATGCTCCTTCTGGATGTTAAGAATCAAAAAGCCATCTTCTATGAGTACACAGCCAATGTAACTGCTGACGGCAAAAGACCGTTTACCGTCCTTCGGGTTAACCCAGTCGACGGCCGGTGGTATGGGATCGGAGCGGTTGAGCAGTTTAAGTCCTCGCAGGACTTTATTGATCTGACAGTCAACCGATTGAACTTTGCCCAAGGCGCAAGCGGGAGGATCACGTTCTGGAGGCCAGATGCCACTTACGAAGGATCCTCGAACCCAAATCTGGTGCTGAACAATGGCGGAACCTACACGCTTCGCCCGGGGTTCTCAGCCAAGGATGCCGTTGAATATGTGGCACTCCCAGAGACTAAGAACGACCAACTGAATTTCATGCTCAACTACTTCACGCAGATCGTTCAGCTAGAGTCAGGGATCGTGAACCCCGGAGACCAAGACTTTGCGGGTCTTCCAAGCTCCAAGCTGGCAACTGGGATCCGCTCGATTGACGCCTCGGGCCAAGAGATGTTTAGCCAATACATTCAGGACATGCTGGCCCCGCTAATGCAAATCATGAATCGCCTTGTTCTGCTATTGCTTAAAAATTTAGATAAAAAAGAGGCTTTCAACTATCTCGAAGGAGATGCGTTGAGCCTTATCTCTATCGGGCCAGATGATGTAAAGGGGATGGAGTTGAATATAAAATTACTTCTTACCCGCTTCTACGGAGAACAACAGCTTCAGAGCAATGCCCAAGCCGCGAATCTTGTGACCCAATTCTACAGCCTTCCGCCCGAAATACAGCAGAAGGTGTCCTTGTTTTACACCCAATCCCTGAAGTCCCTTGGTGTTGTAGAGGCCGAGCAGATTATTCAACCATTTGAAGCAACAGGGGCAACTACCCAAGATGGAAGAGTTTTCGGGCAATCCGGATCCCCAGGAGCGCCAGCCGGTGCAGTAGGGAATCCAAGGCAAGTACCACTAGATCCCGGATCCGCTGGCGGATGAACGTCGCCGTAATAACAGCGGCAACCAAGCTGTTTAGTTACGCCCTTTATGGGTCAATCATGTCCGTTAAAAGGGCTATGGCTGGCGTTCCTTACACACACATACTTGCAACTGATAAGTCTGGAGTAGCCGAAAAGATCATTAAATCCACAGGGGTAAACGCGATAACCTTGGAGCTGGACGTTGACGATGAATCCCTGAAGTACAAAGAGGATAGTCAAATCGTAATCGCTAGGCTTCAGCAGGCTTGCCTAGACCAAGCGGTGGCTTTGGATGCGGATCTATGCTGGTCTGTCGAATCTGACATGCTGGTTCACCCAGACTCTTTTCGTGGACTACGATGGACGCTTGATTGCCCTACGCCGACTTATGATATCGCCGTGTCTACCTATTGGAACGGAAGCTTTCTCTGTGGTCGCGGAACTGAGAAAAAGCAGATTTGCGAGGACTACACAGAAGAAGAGCGCGAAATACCCGAGGAACTTAAGAAGCAATTAGAAGAGAAGCGGGCATCTTGGACTGCTTCTGTCGAGAAAAAGGAAAAGCCAAGCGAAGATTTATTGAAAGAACTAAGGGGACTTGATGAAAAAGTGAAGCAATGCCCACCAAAGGGGAATGTGTTTGCGCTCAATGCTGTTAAATGGAGGAAACGCGGGTGGCTAGATCAAGCATACCCTGGCGCGGCCGTGCATGGGGCCGTGCTACCTACAGATTGGTGTGGAATGGGGTGTACGCTTTTAAGCAAGAAGGCATTAGCAGTCTCAAACTTCGATGGTTACGACGGGAAGGGGACTCAAGACCTTTATCTCGTTTGGAACCGATGGTCTCCGGCTGGCTTAAAAATAGCCTGCAATATATCCGTTCCGGCATCCCACGTTAAAAGAGGGGAAGAGGGATATGTGGTGCACCAGCCATACTTCAGTCCCCAAGATGAAGAGACAAGCGGGCATATTCGCGTATACCCGAGAAAATACTGCGAGCTGACAACTTATTCTTCGTCTTCGCAGTTAGCGCCGTGACCAGTACCCCATTGCTTCTTATAGGCTGGATGTGTCCAAAGGTAGGAGGCAGCATTCTTATTGTAGATCAATGACTTATCGCCCCTAATGAAATAAGCCGCCGTGTCTCCAATGAGTGGAATCGGAATTCCTGGCTGTGGGAAATTGCACCCCGAGCAGTCGATTGGGATTATGTGATCTGCCCCAATTCCAGCATGGAAAAAAGGATTCAAGCTCGCGCTTCTTGTAGCGACATAAGTGTATGGGATTGCTTTTGCAAGCCACGCCCCTTGGAAATTGCTGTCAAAAGAAGTCGAAAAAGCATTAGTTGAGTAAGCAGTATCGAAGAATGTTTCCGATGCTATGGCTTTGCTTGATATTATGTTTAGCCCTCCGTCAGCGACAATGGTCTGCTTCGCTCCAGGAGAGAATCGCGCAACACTGCCTCCTCCGCCATAGCTATTCGCAAAAAACCCTGTTCTGAAAGAAAAGCTAAAAGTGCCTGTAGTTATTTTACCCCTTACAACGCCGTGCCCCGGCCAAGACGCTTGATTCCAAGCCTTGTTATTAACGTCTGGATCAGAAATATAGTATGAGTGCAGATCCCCATCATGCGAAGCTGTTTGTGAGCCTGTAGATTTAGATTTTCCGTCTGGTGATCCAACAATGTACGTGGCATTTGCGGTAGCTAGTGCAATGAAAGTCTTTTTTGCTCCATCTGAGCCAAACTGGGTTGTCCTGCCCATTGGATTGTAGTACGCCCCAGAAAATGCAAAGTTAACGTGCGAGAGCGCGATGTCTGACTTTGATTGTTTTAGAATAAATGAAGTTGCTGTTCGCATGCCCCCCGTTGAATCAAGGAAATAGAGGCCCTCAAATTTTCGGGCGGTCATTTGAAATCCGCCGCCAATTCTTGTTGTGAGGGTCTGGACACAGGTGAGGTGAGTGTAGGAGACATCGTATGAATACTGATCAGCTAAGCCACAATCGCCTGTCCTTGAAATCATGTTTTTAGAAACGTCAGTTCTTCGGTACTCACTATAATATTTGGGACCATGATCCATGCAGCAACCCGTTTCTGGGTCCCCGCACGCCTTCGCCGAGGCGCATGTGTGGTAGCATTCGGTTTGAGCCTCAACCAGGGGCGGGTAGGGTGGCCCCTCCATACTACCCCCTTCCGCGCTCGTGCACCCGCAAAAGAGATCACCGCACTTCGCTGTCCCTGGGATTTCGTTTGGTTTCATGTAACCCACTGTAACCATACCCGGGAAGCAGTCATAGCATTTCTCAAATGGATCATCTCCAACGCTAGTAAGGACCTCACTTACCACGACACTTTCGCATTCATGTTCTTCTTGGTTGTTGTAGCTGGATTTATATACTCCGCCACCACTCGTGCTATAACCAAACTCACCCCACGCCAAGTGGTCTCCTCTGGATATTGTGGTTGGCTGGTATGCGTAGTATTCACCCAACATGGTAGTGCTCATTTTTACATGCGTGAATTCAAACGACTTCCCAGCAGAAATGGTATCTGTTGTCGATTTCGAGACTTCTTTCGAGGTGCAATCATCCGTCCAAATGGGGAAAGGCCTACAGCATGGATGCGAGCCCGGCCCAGTCGTCTCCCAAGCAACCCCCGTTGCGGTTGCCTTAACTTCTTCACTATAAAACAATGTTGCGGCGCTGCCGGCCTCATAGCCACCAACATCAGTCGTGTATGTGCTTGTATATACATCACTTTCACCAATCCAGATGTAGGAATTCGAATACGCAGATTTTTTAGCCTCAAGTTTTTTGAGCGTGACCTCATCGTTTTTGTACGAAAAAGTCTGGGTTATGTAGGGCTTTTCTTTCCCGGTGGATATATTAAACTCAATGGCCTTGTTCGCGGACAAAGCATGAACAGTTATGGTGGAGAATGAACCGACATTCTTGCCTCCAGCGATGTAGCTACCCGCCTTCGAAAGAATATATACGCTCTCGCAGTCAGAATAAGTATAAATAGGGCAGGGGTCTTTCGTCTTGTAAACTTGTAAAATCGAAATGTTGTTGGGCCCATCTGCTCCGGCATCGGGGTTGCCGCACCCATCGTAGTACGTTATGGCAGCACGCGTGCAACCAGAACAGGTATCGGTGCTCACGCACGCACCGTCCCCATCCCTGGCTCCGCACCAAGTCGTAGTTTTTGAGCTATCTAGTTCAACCGGAAAGTTACGGCCTCCTGCGTAAAGAGAGATTGCGCCGGAATGAGTCACATAAAAGCAATCTGTTGTGTCTGTCGGGAACGCACCAGCACTCGCAATATCCTTCCCGCTGTTTTCGGAGGTGGTGCAAACCAGCTTTGCGGTTTCTGTGTAAGGATTCTCGGATTCGCTTTGCGTGGAAGTAAAGCCATCTACGCATGTTAGCTTAGCAAAAAGTGCGGAAGAGGAGGTGTCGGTCATATACGCAAACATGTTCACGTCTGCGCCGGTCCCTATTCCAGTATCCAGCGAGCAAAGGCCTTGTCTAGAGCAACTTTCCGAGCGGGATGAGGCGCAATATCCGCTGGAGATAGTGTAATTCGCGGCTAAAGTCGCTCGATTATCTTTAGGATTCTTTCCGGGATCCCATAGGCACTTAACGCCGCAAACGTTTTCATAGTAACCACCGCCCTCTGGTCCCTCAAGCCACCCGCCGCCCTTCGTTAGTCCGCTTTTTTCGACCTTAGTGTAGCCATCAACCTTAAATTTTTTGTAGGTAACAAACATGGCTTATGTAAAAACAGCCCAAGCGTATTTTGCTGTCTTGTTGCAACCACTGCCGACGTAAGCAGCGACGTATGGTGTTAGAGAAATTCCTCCTGCTCCAGTAATTCGTCTGGCATAGTAGCCGTATAGAGTATTTGGTACCTGCTCAACCTCGATAATTGGTACCTCAACGGTAGTTGGATATGAATCCTCTTCAGGAGTCTGTGGCCTAGGAGTCCCCGCCCGAATACTCGCGCTTGTTACAACTTGACCATCGGTTGTGATTACCACCTTGTAATACCCAACTGTTACGCCGCCATTAAACCTTGGAACAGGAACCCCATTAGCATGGCCGGCTGTAATCGTAATCAGATTTCCAGAAAACGTAGGCGTAAACGGCCAAGTAATCCTAGGGTCTCGATAAAGATTTAGTATTCCTTGCCCGATGAACTTTGCTCCGGAACCGGAAACGCTTCCGTAGTTGATCGTTGGCTTAACAAATCCACCTACGGCATCTCTGCTGTTGCTCATATCTGGAATCTATGGCTTCAAGGTATTACTTCTAACGAAGAAGTCATGGGTGCGGCACAGAGCCAATCATCGTGTTGCTAAGGTACTTCCAGAATCCACCCTGCCGGTATGAGCGAAACAAATACTCCGGTGCAAACCGAGCAAACAACTCAAACCCAAAACAATAAACCTGACGTAGCAACGCTAGATGAGCGGGCGTATCAAGAGCTTGTCCAAAACCTTACGGCTGTAGTAGAGCAGCCGAAGGCAGAGGCGGCCGCAACGGATCCGATTCTACCGGATAAACAAGCCGAGGCAGAGGCCGTAAAAAGCCCCAAGGCTTCCGTTGCGGAAGATTCTAATACAGAAGAAGTTAAACCAGAGGATGTTAAGGACGAAATTCCAGACCCTCAGGCTAACATTCTTCCGGAGCGAGTGCGGGTCGGATCCTGGTCGGAGGAGGAGCGTAAAGCCCTTCAGATCCGTGCTAGGAATCCAGATCTGTCTCTTGCCCAAGCGATGGAGATGGTCAAAAAGGGAGAATCAGAGCAGGCCGTTCAGTACGCGGATCCAGCCACCCTTGAATCCAAGCTGTCGGAGCGTGCCAAGGCGAAAGCCGAGGCCATCCGGTCTCTTGAGTTTGATAAGGCGGCTGATCTCGAGCTGGAGATCCAGAATCTAAATCTGGAGCTTCGGCGTTCCGAAAGGCGAGCTGCCGAAGATGCTTCCAAGGCCCAAACTGAATATACCCAGAGGGTTAGCGAGGCAAAGTCGAAGGCGGTTAAATTCTATCCAGATGCCTCCGACAGAAATAGCCCCCTAGTGGCCAAGATGAACGAGATCTACGAGTCCCTCAAGGACACGCAAAATCCTCTCGTTTCTGACCCAGAACTCCCATGGAAGCTTACGCAGATGGCGGCCAATGCTATCGGAATTGCACCCAATTCCGGCCGGCCGGCCCCCTCATCTAGCGTTGCGCGTCAAAACAAACCACCAATCGCGAGCGGTAACGCCCGCACAACTGCTCCTGCAACTATATCACCGAAGGATCTGATCGCTAAAATAGATGACTTGGACACGCTCCAAGCATTGGCGGCCAGACTCTAAGGTGCGCAGGAGTTAATGAAAGGAGTCACTAACCATGGCTCAACTATTAATCCCCGAATCCAACCGACTCGCTGATTTCGGGATCAGCAACTCAACATCGTACAACCAGCTCCTGCCAGAACTCTGGCGTAAAGGAGTACAGTTGTCCGAAGCAACCGAGAACTTCTTCCAGCAGTTCGAGGGGCCGAGTGACACATACGCAGTACAGGCGATCCGCGACCTTTCCAAAGGCGCTGGATCTAAAATCACATTCCGCACAATGGCCCAGCTCTTCGGAGAAGGTGTCCAAGGTGACGAACTGGTACAAGACAAGACGGAAGATTTCCGACTTGGTTCTTTCCAGCTGACGGTTGATTTCCTCCGTCATGCAGTCTCCTACAACAAGCGGACTGAAGAGAAGATCGCTATTGCTTCCGAACTGAAGTCCAACGTGCCAACCATGCTTGGCAACTGGCTCGGCCGGATCAAAACAGAGCGGTTGCAGAAGTTGTTCCTCCACAAGGGGAATTCCGAGAACTATATTCTCGCAAACACTTCCGCTACGACTGAAGATGACCTCTTGTCTGGCGACACAATCAGCTATGACACCATCATCCGCGTAGGTCAGCAGTTGAAAACCCGTGGTGCGAAACCAGCAATGGTCGCCACTAACGGCAAAAATAAGATCAACCGCTACTTGCTCGCTTCGACTGGTGAGGCTCTTGTCTCGCTTAAGAACGAGTCCAACTACTTGGCGGCAGTTCGCGCGGCCGCAGCTGCTCAAGGCGAATCTAGCGTTCTGTTCACCGGCGGATACGTCGATGTGGACGGACATGTGATCCGTGAATACAACCCGATTGACCATGACGGCTTTGGGCCGGTTGGTTCATCCCTCAATTCCCGCGCCGTCTACGGCGGATGGGTATCGAGCGGATCGGTTGTCACAGGATTCCCGCAGCTCAATACCGCAGCCAAAGATCGCGCCGCGTTTGAAATCGCTGGTGGTGGCTCTGTCACCGCTGGTGCAAGACGCACACAAGTAACTAGCGATATCTACGGACCGGCGTACTTCAAGTATTTCAATAACTTCAAGTACCGCTTCAATCCTGACGATTCGCTGACTGTGGGCGGATCGGATCGTGGCTACGTCTTGATCTTGTCGAACGGCAAGTACACGCTCGCCCAGTACAGCACCAACGATGGCAACCGCCTGACATTGACCGCTGTTCTTGGTACGACTGCCGTTACGTCTGGATCCTTCGTGAAGAGCTTGGCCGGCTGGAAGACCTTAGTTACTGGAACTGCTCCTACTAACTTTGACGCTCAGTTTGCTGACTCCAAGATCCATGACACTGCCACTGCGGCAAACGCCATTACTCCTGGCGCGGTAATCATTCAGTGCAACAAGTGGGGAGTTCCACTTGGCAAATCCATCATGATGGGTGCCAATGCCGCGGTTCGCGGATACGGCTCTCTCGATGGCGAACGCTCCGAAGAAAATTTTGACGGGGAGTTCGTGCGTAAGGTGTACGTGACCAGCATCTTTGGTCAGTCTCCTTACCAACGGCCCGACGGTCGTCAGCCAAACTACGTCGTATTGAGCCATGCGGTGAAATACGCTGGGTTGGTTACTCCGTTAGTCTAAATTGAAAGTGATTGGCTCCCATCGAGTAAAACCGGTGGGAGCCTTTCATCTTTTATGACAGTCGCACAAGCCATCGATTCGATCTATGAAGTGTTCGGCATTCCGAATAATGCCGCAGCTCCAGAGATCATGCGTCGCCGAATCTTTAATGATCTAAACTCGGCCATGCAACTCCTGTGGTCTAAAGGCCATAGGTTTCTTGATTTCTACACACGGAAAGAGATTTCCGTAACCATTTCAGCAAACACAGATAACTCTGCGCTTAGTGACGATATCCAGTCCGTAATCGGACCAGTCCGCAGGGCTTCAGACAACATCCTCTTGCGTCCTATTTCAAGCAGGGGTGAGTTTGAGGCATTTCATTCTATCTATGCAGGATCCCTGACGGCTCTGGCTAATTCAGCCCCTCAAGCGTATTTCATTGAAGCTCTTCGCCCAGATAGCGGGGCAGACGCCACATCACTAAAGATTTACGTTGTCCCGAAGCCCACCACAAACGCGACCTTGTATATGGCGGTAGCCCTGAAGGCTCCGACATTTACTACCAACGATTACTCGGCCAGTCCTTCCACAAGCATTCCAATCCCTCATAACTATGCGGAAACCTTGCTTTTGCCGATTGCCAGATACCTAGCCTCATCGTCTCTCTTCTTTGCTGATAAATCCAAGCAACGCGAACCGCAACTCAAGTCCGAGTATGATCGCGCCCTGCAAACCCTTACGGAAGCCGCATGACAAAGCACGATTTACTGAACGATATCCACGCCAGAGTTGTTCGGCTTGAGACATTGGCTGAGGGGAACAAGGAGCTTTTGGCGGATCTCCAGAAGAAAGTGAATCACCTTGAGCATGTGCGCGGAGTCATCGCCACGTTGGGCGGCATACTGGGGGCAATCGCTGGACTTATCGGGAGCGTAGTAGTGAACATATTTACCATGAGGCACAGCCAATGACATCAATGCAAATAGCCCAGCAAGTATTGTCATACTCAATACTTCCACAGGATCCTGCATCTATTCCGGCAGATGCGGCCGCTACGATTGTAAACTGCATCAATACTGGTTTCTCCAGATACTTTATTCATGCCCCATCCAGCCGAAAGACCACTTTTGTATCTAGCTACGTATCGGCCCCAACATCATTTTCGGCTACATTTACAGTAGGTTCGGCAACGTTCTCTGGAAGTGGACTCTCTGGATCAACCAGAATCGGGGACACCCTATACATCGGTGGCAAGAAGAAGGTATTGGCGACCGGAGAAAGCTTGCGTGAGCCATGGGATATGGGATCTGGGCGGGCATCTGGGACTCTTTACGATGACGCAGTTGCATTGGCGGACCCCATCCGAAGGGTAGAGGGATCAATCATCTGGAATGAAACAAGGAGGCTCGAGTACATAGCGGAAGCTCCAATTGTAGAAGACCAGATTAAGCTAATCAATTTTAGTGGTGAGCCTCAGTACTTCACTATTGAAAACCTTGGGGACACAGTCGGAGGAGCGGCAAGGGCTTTGCTCAGAATATATCCGCTTCCAGCAACCGCTGGGACCATTCGCTTTACAGCTCAGATCAATCCACAAAGGCTCTCTTTGTACGATCTACAAAGCCCAGTTCAGATCTACATAAATGAGACTGACTTAGACGCTTTTGTACTTCCTTTTATAATTGAGGAGCTTGCGCTCACGAAGTACTGGCCTGACAAAGGGGATAAGAATCTGGCAAGCAAATCTGCTGATAAAGCCGAGGCTCTGCTAAAGGCATTCCAAGAATCAACTGGAGGCGGGTCGCGAGTAATGACGCCCGCAAACTTCTAATGATTGTAATGCCACTATCCCATTCAGGCCAAAATAGGCTGGCTAGTGACATCAATACAATCTTATCAAAGATCCGCAGGGGGTGCGCTATGGCAAGGCAAGACAGCCAAAACAACCCAGCGACCAATATGATGGTGGACTTGCCCGAAGGAATTGATTTTGAAATTACGGCAATTTACTCCCACCAGAATGCTGGATATTCGAGACTGACTACCACTACAAATTCTGGGAACACTAATGAGTCGGAGGCGAACACCGAGTCTGGCACGGAAACAGGAACAGACGCGGAAAGAGGAACGGAAAGTAATTCTGCGACAGATCGTGTTTCTGGGTCTTCAAATAAAACACAGAGAGAATCAGGATCTGAAAGTACCAGTGTCTCCAAAAGCGAATCTGGAAGTGAAAGTGGCTCAGAAAGCGACAGCCGTTCCGAGTCGGAGTCTGGGTCGATCTCTAGCAGTCAAAGCGACGGCAGAAGCGGAAGCATTTCTGACAGCGAATCGGAAAGCGAATCCGGAAGCGAGAGCAACAGTAAAAGCGCAAGTCAAAGCGGATCTGGAAGCGAAAAGTCGAGCGGCAAAAAAGAGCAGGCTGCTGCCGTGGGCCGTGAGGTTAAGTCTTTTGAGGACGAAACCGGCTCGGCTGGACCACAGCTCGCTATTCCGCAATACAACGTCCCTGGCGGAGGGACTGCCTGTTCTTAATAGGAGGACAACTATATGGCATTTCAAGCAGTAGACATTAAGAATCAGAGCACAACGAATGAGGCCGATTGCCGAACAGACAGCAACACGAATAGCGGATCTGAATCAAGCTCAAACTCAGCATCAAATACGGCTAGTACGAGCGGAACCAATTCTGGATCCAATTCTTCATCTAATAGCGGATCGGAGTCTGGATCTACTAGCGGTAGTAATAGTGGATCTAATTCATCTTCAAATAGTGGATCAAATACTGCGAATAATACGGGAACAAGCTCGGGAACGAATAATTCGACAGGATCCAATACTGACACAACAACCGAAAGCGGATCTAACTCAAATTCATCCACACGATCCAACTCCACAAACAGGTCAAACTCTTCAAGCCGATCCTCCTCGGTAAGCAGGATTAGTAGTCAGAGCGCATCTAAAATACAGTCTGAGCGCGACGACATAGGGTGCGTCATACGATTTAGGGTGCCAGTCGTTGTGCAATTCCCTGGAGATCCATGATTATCGCCCCCGTCGCGGATTTGGATTTGATTATTAGGGATACCTTGCGTGAGGTTCGAAGGGGTATTGCAACAGCTCGAAGCGCGAACCAATCAAATCCAACCGCGGGGCTTATGGCGGACCTTCCTGAGTACGTGGATTTCGAGATACAAGTAATTACAGGCCATCAAGCCCTATCAAGGGACAGCTCGGACACTGACTCTGGTACTACAACTAACAGCGATACCAATAACGACAGATCTAATAATAACGACACATCCACGGAAACTGCGAATCAATCTCAGGGCGGGTCGAATAATAAGACGAGAAGTTCTTCGGGTTCTCTAAGCCGAAGCGCTTCAAACAGTAAATCCCTGTCTGAAGCAAACTCAAGCTCCAAAAGCACCAGCAAGAGCGGATCTTCAAGCGGATCAAAAAGTAACAGTCGTAGCGTTTCGAAGAGCGGATCTTCAAGGGATTCGAGAAGCATTCGCAAGAGCGGGTCAAAGTCTCGTAGTAATAGTGTTTCTGGATCTGGATCAAACAGCAAATCCACAAGCCGAAGCATTAAAAGCCTTTCCAGGCAAGAGGCCGACAACGGACGTGGTTACGGAATCTTGGATGAGGCGACTGGCGATTATATTTCTAGCGGTAACACAAGCAACCCTCTTGGCGCGCCAAACATAACCATGCGTACGGCGAGCCAACCATCATGCAACTAATAGTCATAATCTTTATTGTTCTGGCTGGCTGTGCGTCTACGCCACCCAAGAACCCTTCTTTCGACAGAACATGGGTGTATCTGGACGAAGCAGAAAGGAACTCTACTGGCGGGGTTAGTAACGCCATTAAGAAAGCCAAGGAGCAACTGGCGGCCGCCGAACAAGCCTGCATAGGGAACACCAAGCTAGTGGATCAGTACGCAAAGGATATTGCGGTATTGCAAGGGAAGGCTGACTACTGGAAGGAAAAGCAACGGAAGGCATTAAAGGAGTTGTGGGTATGGAGAGGTTTGCTCATTGGAGTTATCATATTTGCAGCCCGGGGTCCGATCCTATGGGGAATCAGAAAGCTTGTGGGGATACCCTGGTGAACTGGCTAAAGAATCATCAAGGCATTGTATCGCTGGTTATCAGCGTTCTTGCGTTTTGGTTTGGAGGAAACTTGATTCAAACCATAGATCCGACTGCCGGCCGGTACGATACTGGGGCCATACATGGGCTAATTACCGGATCCGTGGCCTATCTAACCGCCGTCTGGCTGGCATGGATGGTTCTCCAAATCGAGTGGCCGACACTTAATGAGCATATTGATCTTCATAGGTGGATGCAGGACTGGAGAGTGATCAGACCGGAGCAAAGGATATGGTTCACTCTTGCGGTTTGGGGTCTCCTTTTTGCTGGTGGAATTGCATGCCTTCTGGGGTGGAGATGAGGATATATGTTCTGGCGTATTTTCTGCTGGCTTCTTGGGTATCGGCCCAAACCTCAGATCAAAACAAAGCAGCCGTCCTTGCAGTCGCACGGCCCTTGGTGGGCGAGGTAGAACATGGCGACAATGCTGGAGAATTTGTCGAGAAGGTCTTGTCATCTGTTGGGTTGGGTGCTGGGAACCCTTGGTGCGCAGCTTTTAATTATTATGTTTTCCGAGAAGCGGGCTTTGAGGATCGAGTCCCGAAAAGCGCATGGTCTCCAGACTGGCTCAGAGGTGGGGAAAGGCGAAGGTCTGGGCATCCGGCGGACGTATTCGGCATATACTTTCCTTCGAGAGGCCGTATCGCCCATACGGGTATCGTCGAGATTCAGCAGGGGCCTTGGCTTACGACCATTGAAGGCAATACCAATGAAGCCGGCTCAAGGGATGGGGACGGTGTTTATAGGAAAAAAAGGTCGGTTAACTCGGTCATCTTAAAGACATACCTATGAACCCATTGATCCTATGCCTCGGTGTTGTGGTTTTTATGGTAATCGTGCCGGTCTTAGCTGCCTGCGGGTTGTGGTTTAAGCGAAAAGACGAACCGAAAGGATATTGGGACCCAGAATGAAACCAAGCCAACAACTAATGAAAATCCACGATTGGATGGAGCAAGCCTTTAACAGGGAAGACATGCGAGAGAAGATCGTGAAGGCTATCGAAACAGGGCTTACAGCGACTAGGCATCAATGGGAAGGGAAAGCTCAATGCGCCTATGAGGTTCCGGACTACGGAATCAGAATTAAAGCAGCCGAACTGGCTCTTAATTATATCATTGGAAGGCCGGTTGAGCGTCAGCAAATCGTCGTTGCGCATCAGAGGTCTATTGATCCAAAGGAGCTTGTCGAAAAATCTCCAGCACTAAAGAGAGCCTTAAAGAACCTTGTCGAATCACAAGAACAAGAGGAGGCACAAGATGAAGTCAGCGCCTAATAATCCAGACACTGATGCAGTTAGTATTTGGGACTCGGCCAAAGAGGATGGGATAAGGAAATACAAGGCTGGCAGGGCTGCCCACAAGACATGCTTCTGGACTGGCGGGGCGGAATGGTATGTGAATGAAGCCAGAGCCGAAGCCCTAGATCTGGTCGCCTACATACACCACGCTAAGAAGCGTGTTCAGGGCCTCAAAGAAGCAGTCAAAGCATTTGCGGCCGGTGAAATCGGGAAAGACATTTTCGTAAGAACTGCCATGCGCCTAATAGAGGGCATGCCAAGCGGGAACGGAAGGAGCCGAAAAACAGAATGAGCGCACCTAAAATACTGCTAGTAGTCTCAGATATTCATTGCGGATCAGAGGTTGGGTTAATGCCTCCAGATTCAAAGACGAAGTCAAAGAACACGCTAGGGTTTGGTAAAAACATCCATCAGAAATGGCTTTGGGATAAGTGGCTACAAATGCAGGAGGAGTTCCATGCGTATCGCAAGAAAGATCCTTTTGTCCTTCTGCTTAATGGGGATCTCACGGAGGGCATCCACCATCATAGCGTTGAGTCCTTATCTCAATCGATTGAAGACCATGCCAACATGGCGATTGAGGCTCTCACTCCGCTTGCGGACAAGGCTGAACAGATCTTTGTTACCCTTGGAACCGAGTGTCATACCGGAATGATTGAACACATGATTGCCGACAAGCTTGAAGCAAGAAGCGGGGCGGCAAGAGGAACTTGGTTGTTTAAGATCGGGGGATGCCTCGTGAATGCAACCCACCACATAGGAACAGCCACCAGAGCCTATACCGAGGCCGGGCAACTGTCTGGCGTTATGGCGAATGCTAGGCTCCAAAGCGCAAGGGCTGGGCATCAGCCTGCTCAGATCTACCTACGCGGTCATAGGCATACCGGAGGCTGGTTTTCAGACGGATGCTCAATGATTGGAGTTACTGGGGCATGGCAGTTTCTCACTAGATTCGGGAAGAAGGTGGTGCCCGACTCAGTGCCAAGGCCAAGTGTACTTATTTTGGACTGGAGAAACACCAAGTCGGGCCATCTGCCAGCAATCAAGGAGTTAGTATATGCGCCAGAACAAGAAGAAATCGACATCATCTCATAGCAGAAGTGAGCTAGACAAGGCCGCTTGGCAGGCTCTTCTTTCAAGAGAAGAACAGCTAAAGCGTGAAACCGTTCCGCCTGGATGGATTGACTACGACCAATTTGCAGCGCAAATGGGGCTTTGCAGGGAGTCCGCGGCCGAGAAGTTGCGAATGCTTGCGAGAAAAGGTCTGTGCGATAGGAGAGAGTTCCGTGTCGCATGGGGTGGAACTTCCCCTGGTCGCGCTCAAACAACCCGGTTGAGGCCTTACTTCAAACTCAAGTCATGAACCCAAGAGAGTTTCGTGAAATGGTTTCGAAGCGTCGGTTTAACCATCCGATGCCCCACGCAACCCCGCACCCTCAAATGCCATCAATCCCTCAGATGGCGATGAACCTAGTCAAAGACGGAGCCAAATGGATTCAGGGGGGCATGAGGCTTGCTACGGAGGAGGTTGCAAGTCAAAGAATGGATACATGCAATAAGTGCGAATTCTACGTAGGCTCAAGATGCTCCCAGTGCGGATGCCAGATGCGAGTCAAAACAACGCTGGCAACAAGCTCTTGCCCGATAGGGAAGTGGGGGCCGGCTATCGAGATACCGGTTTCCAATCAAACTCAAACGAATCCGCCGGCATCCTAAGCTCGTCATTTGGATCGTAAGGAACGTCAGTGCAGTTCAGTACGACTGCCTCATCAGATCCCAATGCGGTAAAGCCATGCCATACTCTTGGATGAATCACGAGGACGCTATCAAATGGCATAAGAACTACGGACTTGGTTATTGATTCGTCATGCAGACCGACCATAAGCCGTCCTGACAGTACGATGAATCGATCTGTTTGCTTTTCGTGCTTATGCCAAGCCTTCACAACCCCGGGAAGGCAAGTTGTAGCATAAACGTGCCCAATGTTTCCGAAGCTGGAGTTTACCAGCTCTGCAAGCCAGCCCCTATCATCGATATGCTTGTGAATCTTAAACTGGGCATTCATTGGGGAATCTCGTAGGGGAACCTAGCCGTATACTTGAAGGGTTGAATGTAAGAGCTATATTCATGTCTTAGGCTTGCACCAAGCGTCGTAATACCCTTGCCCCCACCAAGTAACTATCTCTTCGCCCTTCTTGATTTGCTTAGTTGCTCCGAAAACCATAAGAAGCTGATCTGGAATGATTGCGAATGAGGCGTTTGCTTCCTCCTGCTTGTCGGCGCAGTTGTAGATCGCTCCGTATCCTAGTGGCAATATGTAGCGAGTTCCGTTAGCTGGGCAGTTAAGCAGGCAAGGAGGTCGGGTGGGTCCGGGATTGCAATGACACGAGACGCTATAAGCATACCTCGAGATCGTTGAGTCGCGCTGATACTTCGCCGGCCAATCGAATATCATGCAATGGCAAAACTCTATTGCCTCTTCCTTCTCAAAGTCCTTACTGGCAAAAACCCCCATTCCTTTATGGCCTGCGCTCTTAAGGCTCACGGCAGGCAAATAGCCAGAAGCCTTTATCTCGGAGTATTTTTCTACCAAGTTCACCGATAAACCCCAAAAACTGAGTGCCAAGTCCCCTCAAGCAAGTGGGCAAAGTGGCTCTCATCCCGCTTTTCGTAGTACTTCTTGTAAACCCTTGCAGGAACAGACCTGATGAGCTTCTTTTTTGCCCACAACTGCGCTCCAACCATGAAGGATCCGCTTCTTGGAGGCTTCCCATCCCAAGGGTATCCGTGCAGCTGTTCGTGCATATCCCCAAGCTCAAAAGGCCAAGGCTTGTCGTTTGCGATATTGACTCCTAGGTAGGCCATTGACCTTGGATCGTCTTGGGCTACGGCTTGTATTTGAGAGATCGACCCGTGCTTAAGAAAGTCGCCCTGCACAAATAGGGTAATATCTGCCAACTTGTCCCGATTGTGGATGATGTGCCATAGATACTGACCGGCCTCGCGTCCTCCGTTCGGGATCCTTATAATAGGAAGCTTACCCAGCTTGTCCTTTTTCGCCTCGCGGATCCCGTCAGTAGCCCGATAGATAGTCCTTTTCCAAGCCTTCGGGACATCTTTGACCCATTCCAACTGCTCGCTATATGATGCAACCACGATTTCTAGTTTCATTTTTTAACTCCTCTTAATTTTAGCGGCCACCGCTTCTGGATGTTGCGGGTGTGTCTCTTGAGTGCTTCGGCAACAGCGGCCGGAGTCCACCCCATGTTCGCTAAATCGGTGATGATATTGTGTCGAATGGTGTCCAAATTCTCGCCCTTCGCCCGGCTTACCAGCTCGTCGTAGGCAACCTTGTATTTATTACACAGCCCACCAAGATCCTTGGAGATAGTTGCCGCCCTAGGATTACTGCCTGAAGAACCAAGCGAGACAATGCCTTCAAGCATGGTAACTCGCTTCTCCACATCTGCGACGCGGTAGGTAATGGCAGCCCAAACATGCTCTCTTGGATCGCTAATCATCCTGTAGCCCTCTTCATCACAATCTTACTTTTAGTGGTTTCGACTAAGAGGCTCTGCAAGTCAGCAAGCTTGCTTAGTCCAGGGTTTCTTTGCGAAGTGGCGTGGATAAGGTCCTCGGTCTTTTCCATGAACTCAATCTTTTCGAGCTTCTGCATCTCTTCGGCTTTCGCGTACTGGTCGGGGGTAAGCCATTGAGCCAGAAAGTTCCATCCGGACTGGGGAAGCATTATGCAAGCAGTGCGAATCGAGTAGCAGATGCCGTTCTTGGCGCAGAAGTTCTCAACCTTGATCTTACGATCCGTGTATTTGCGCTCGTCCTTGTCCCAGACCTTTCCGATGCCGCCAAGTTCTTGGATTATGGACAATGCGTCAAAGATCCACGCACCATGCTTCTCGATTAGGCCTTGCTTGGTTACGCGATCATATTCTGACCGCTTTTGATCTGCTCTTGTTTCTGGTTTCATAAATTATAGCCCTGCCTCAACAAGCCTTCGCTTCGCCTGTCTCCATTCCTCTTCGCTTGAGTAGCCCTGCACCATCCACGCTGGCTCGGATGATTTTTCTGGTTTGGCGGTCGCGATCTTAATTGTCCCCTCGCACTTCATGAGCCAGTTCTGGATAAAGCGAAGGGTCATCCGCCGTTCTGGCCGTGTAGCCAGCCAAGCCTTCATCTTCGCAAGCTGGTCTCGAACATTTACCCCTCTGGCGTGATGCTCGTTGAGGAGGGCGTTGAGCCGAGTCTGGCCGGCTGGATTGCCTTGAAGGAACAAATCAAAGCTATCAAATACTTGCTCAAGCCGTTCCTCGACCATGTGTTCCCGAGCCTTGGCCTTGCGTTCTTCTTCGCGAATCATCCTTCGGCAGTAGGGAACCTTGCTTCCGTCCCGACTCCAAAGCTGGGAGGCCTCGATCTCGTCACGCATCCTGGTCAACTGATCTGGAGTCAGCTTATACCGCTCCATCAGATCCTCGCTACGCCACGGCCTGCCGTTGGGCTTTAGCAGGAAACCACGCCGAGGGCTTTCGTGCATTAGGATCACAAGCTCAAACCAGAATGCCCTGGTCTCCCATGAGAGGTTTGCCGTGTCGGCACGCCAAGCCTTTGGAGAGAAGCGGATAGCGACTTCCATTTACGCTTCACCCTTTTTCTCCCCCAGTTCCCTTGCTTTTTCGCTAAGCTCGCGAGTCAGTTGCCTAACCTCATGTTTTAGATGTCCGTTCTCTAGGAACAGAGCCTCATTGGCCTCGCGCATTTGACGCAAGCCGACATAAAGAATTGCCTCTGCAGCGTTATTAAAGGTTGGGGGTGTATGACTGTTCAGCATCTTGTGACCTTTGGAATTAGTAGTCTTGAGATTGAAATTTCGATCTTCGGATCCTCGCCTTGGGCGGAATAAAATTTTGATGTTTCGCCAGCACATATTTGGCCGTCATCTTTCCAGAAGCCGGAAATCGTCAGCGCATCCATCAAAGGCTTGAGCATGTTGTCTCGATCCGGCCGGACTGGTGCGAATACACGCTCCTTGCCCTTGAGTGCCTTTGGGCGGGAAAGAATAAAGGAGACATCAACACGTAGCGGTCCCTCCAGAGGCCTCGAAGGCCGTGAAGTTCTAGCCAAAGCTCCAAGGAGATTGACGTAACCCTTGCTCCGCTTGTCCCTGAAAACCCTGCCACGACCAAACCGGAGTCCGGATTGGATGGTCTTGGGCTTTACCTCAAGGATCAGTCGGATCGCAGAGTCTGGATTGCCGCTTTTAGTTTCTGTTTCCATGATCTTTTGTGTCCTTTGATTCGAACCAATGCCTTGCCGTTGCCTACTGGGAAGATGTCTAGTGGCCCCGCCTCGGTTGTCGTTCCGATGGCAATCGGCCCCCAGAAGTGGATGTAGGCGTACACCGCATTCCGCCAGAAGGCTTGTTGCTTTCGCTCCATCCCAAGGAGGGCTTCGCGGTTCTGTTTTGCTTGGCGTTGTGGCATTTCAGCAGTCCCACTTTCGAAGGCTTTTGTTGATTCGGCTGTCTGGATCTCTGGCCGTCTTGGAGGATGTGTTCTTCCGCTTCATTCCCTCCATACGAGCGCAGAAGGATCTACGCCGACCCGCCGAAGCTTCGGATCGGGAGGCTTCCTCTTGGCTTACTGGAGCCTTCAAGTTTCCACCTGTGGCTCGATTGTAGCTACGACGACCAGCCTCATTTAGGCCACCATCGGGGCTCTTGCCCTCCTTCCGTTGCCAAGCGGGACTACTCATACATATCCCTCGTCTTGATGCTTCGCTTTGCTGTTTTGGCTGACTTGCGGAAGTTCTCGGCCGAAGGCGCACCTTCAGCTCCAGGCCTCCTCATCTTCTCTCCGCTGCCGGCCTCGATTCTTCGCCTCTTGGCGTGGATGTTTGCGTAAAGACCTTTTTTCATTAAAAGTCCACTCCCACGGATTCTTTGGTCTTTGGACGCTCTGGGGCTACGAGAGGGGAGACGGCGAGGGAGAGGTAGGTCTGCCCAGCCTTCGACTTTTTGATCCATCCAGCGAGACGCCACTTTTCGGACATCACGGTGACAGTGCCGGTGTAGTCTGGCTGTTTCTCGGTCTGCTTCTTTTCGTTGCGGAACAAGACTCCGCTATTGTCTTTGTCTTGATTGACTTGGTTTGGTGTATTCATTGGTTTCCTTTGTTGTTGGTTGTTTGGTTTCTATTCCTGACATTCACCCAGCTCTTGCTCTTCGCGTAAGCCACGGTCCCAAGATCCACGCCGTAGCGAGAAGCGATCTCGCCCTCGGTCAGTCCTTGGTCGTAAAGCTGTTTCCACGCAGCCCATCGCTTTGCCACGGATTTTGCGTCCCTAACGTAAATTCCTTTGCCATGCTGTTTGCATAAGCTTCGAACCTCTGCCATTTTCCCAGTTTCCTCTGCGAGCTTTGTGGTCAGAGACTTGTACTGCTCAAACTTGGTTAGCAGATTTAGGAACTGGGATTGAAGATCTGAGATCATGCCTCGCAGTCGCGTTACTTCATCGGAAAGAATTGAGGCCTGCGAATCTGCTATCATCTTACTAATCTCCTCACGACTTACTGGGATCTGTGGAAGCCCAATAGATGCGGGGCTGTTTTCTTGGACAATCCGAATGGATTTGCCGACAGAGACACCAACATTCCTCTCGAATGCCTTGAGAAGGCTCATCCCGCCCTCACTAACTTCTGGATTGTTCGAGTTTTGAGGCACTCTCCCAGAACAGCCGATGTCTTGCCCTTAACCTCTTTGGCGTTGATGCCTTGCTTTTCTTTTAAGATTTTCTCCAGTTTCGTGATTGATACATCAGAGCAGACCATTGCTACGCCATGCCCAAACGCATCAGCAATACGACCCATCGCGTCTGCTGGGTCATCTATGTAGCGAATGTCGCTCTCGGCAATCTTCCAGCCGGGGACCTCGACCCCGCTAGACAGCAGATCCTTGGCCTTTTTCTTTATGACATCGGCAACCTTTTCAGCGATAGATGCTGCCTCAAGGAGTTTGGGCAGATCCGCTACATCAATGATCTGGTAGTCGCTTGGTTGTTTGGCAAGCGCCAGCCCCATGTTTTGGCCTTCTGGGCAAACGGAAAGGCCGGTGCAGTATAGGCAGTGCATCCCGGCGGTCCTTGGAGCCAACGGCTGTGACGACCTCTGCAACGCTGTCAGAATCTTCTCTTTCCAAAGCCTAATGCTTTGTCCGGTCAGATGCCAAAGGTCGTTACTCCCGCCAAGCTGAATGATCGCAGAGTAAACCTCTGTAAATCCGTAACGACTCGCCGCCATAACAGCCAGCGCAGCAAGCTGTGCGTTGTCCTTGGCTGGAACAATGATCTGGCCGGTCTTGTAGTCCACGACTAGACCGATGACATCATCGCCAATCGTTCCCGAGTAAATCACGTCCGGCTTGCCAGTCATTACAACCTTCTTTTTGTCCTCGAGAACCATCCTCATTTCCGCCTGACATAGGGTTACGTCCGACCCGATCATCATTGAGAACTCTTTAACTACCTTGTCGGAGATCTCCTTGAGCTTGTCGGCCACCCAGAGCTGGTCTGGAGTTGCGTCGGGAACTTTCTGACCCTCAAGAATCGAATGAATGATCGTGCCTTCGATTGCAGCCGATCCCGGCTCTGGCTTCGGGATATCTTTGGTAAGGGCAACCGACCCTGGACAAGCGATAACTCGCTCAATTCCAGATGCAGATGGTAATCCTAGTCTTTCGTCAGTCATTGATGCTTTTCTCCTTCTCTTGGCTGTAGTCCCAAGCGGTTCTTGCGATGCAAACCCAGAAATCTCCAACCCCATGAAGCTCTGCGCTTCTCTCGGCCTCTTCTTTGCTGATGAGGGTTGTGCTTGAAATAAACGCAACGGCCATGGCCTTGGCTGAATCTTCAAATCTTTTGCGATCTTCTTGGGTAACGTCTCGAAGCTCTAGGGTTGTCATCCTTGCCTCCTGTAAAGAGGGGTCATCCGAGCGTGGCTCCTGGGATCCTTCATCTTTACCCAATGCCCAGTCGGAACGATTATCCCTCTGGCGATTGCGGTTCTCACAAAAGCTCCCCACGCATTTGGATGCTTTGGTTCTGGAAGCCCCAGAAGCATGCGAAAGTCCTCTCCGGTGGCTTCTTCAAAGTCCAGATAGCGAAGGCGTGAAATCGCTATATCCATCCAGTCCTTGTTGTTGTCGATCACCGCTGTGATGCCAGCGTCACGACGAAGCTCGCCCTCAAACAATGGGAGTTGCTCGGCGATGATCATAGTCTTGCCTCCGCTCGGCGACTGGACTCAAAGGAACGCCAGATCTCGATCTTTGCTTGGGCTGCAACAAACTTCCAACGGAGTGTCTCCTCGACCACAACGGCCTCTTTCAACCCTTTTAGGCAATCCAGATAACGCTGGTCGGCCAGAGCCTCTCGACTCTGCTGGGCTACAGACGAATCCCCATTGATCTCCTTCATGAGGATCGCCTTTAGGGAATCCTTGTATTCCGAGACGTAGATCCGCTCGGCTTTTGCCTTCGCCATCTTTTCGGCGTTGGTCTGGATGAACTCGGCGGCCGCTATTGGGTCAATGTCACTCACGGAGTTTGTCCTTCAACCACAACGCAAACGCTGTGCATGCGATAAGAATTGCTACGAAAAAGATCAGGAAGCCGGCGACAAATCCAATCCATACGATCTTTCCGACTACGTGTGCTGGGACGTGTTCAATTATTAGATTCATGATCAAAATGGAACGGGGTTGCCGTCTGCATCGGTTTCATTTTTTGGCTCGTAAGGCGGGACATCTCCCTTCTTGGCCTTAGTTTTGTTCAGCTCGTGTTCCGCCTTCCAATCGTCAAGGGCTTGGCGGAATTCTCGGGAGTCTGGGTATTTCGGATTAACCTCGAAATTCTGATACCACCACTCGACTGCCTTAGCTGGGATCTCGGAAAGCTTCTGTCCCTTCCTTGCTCCAATAGGGCAAACAAACTCGCCCCAATGCTTTCGACCTTCGCTTACTACTCCCACAATCTTTGCGTCAAACTGCTCAACCACCTTGCTGAGGATGTCTGCTTGTGGCTTG